AAGGGATGATGTGGGGTGGTTTAATTCATTTAAAGCACTACCTTTCTTAATAAGAGTTTGATATTTTTCATTTTCTCTTTTTAAGATTGCTTCAGGATAAATCCTACCATTTTTATTTGGGGTGTTATATTTTTGCAAAACTGCAAAAAGAATTATATCCTGAGAGAAATCTAGTTCTTTCATCTCGGATATAATCTTTTGATTATCTTTTGGGGATATGTAACCGGCATCGTATTCTATTAAAATACCTTTGCCAATCTCGTTAGGTCCTAATACTTTCATCTAACTTTTTTATAATAAATACCCCGAAACCTTAATTAATTCTTCTTTTCGAAGAAATTAAATAAAGTTTTTTCTATAAGAATGGTATCTATTACATTTTTTGATAGATTGAATATCGTATCTTTTACTTCATTTGACCTAATGTCGAATTGTTTTGAGACATATAATGTTATCTCTAAATCCATGAATGACCTTTTATTGGTCTTTATTCCATTTGTTTTTATATCTAAATCAACTATGGATTCTGGTTTAAATAATTCAGAATTTAAGTTGTAAATGTTTTCTTTTATTTGTCTTCTTGTCTTTAATATTATTTTATTAAAGTCACAATTTTCTTCCAACGGCTGTGTCCATGAGTTTAATTGGATGTAGATTGTTTTTAAATTTTTAAAATCGACCGTACCATATCCCAACTTAACATTGTTGTGGACACCAATCGTTATAAATTTTCCTTTTTTCATTTGTTATTTTCATACTTACATAATTTATGGTGTATTTAAAATATACACAATAAACTTAGTAAATCAAAATAATTTTTTTATCTTTTAAAAAAAACTATGATAATAATAAATGTAAGCAAAGAAAAGAACCTTGACTCAGCACTAAAAAAGTACAAGTACAAGGTTCAGAAGACTAAACAAACTGAAAATTTAAGAGAACGTCAATCGTTCATTAAACCTTCAATCGTAAAAAGAAGTGAAAAGTTAAAAGCAGTTTATAAACAACAACTAATGAATGATAACGATAATTAACTAAAAAGACCTTTTTTCAATTCGGTCATTTTAAAATAATTATACTTAGTCAATTCGGTTTCGTTTAAATCCTCTTTTACTTTATTTAATTTTTCATCCATAACACTATCCGTAGATTCTTTTAGTAAAGTATCTATTTTCTGATTGATTTCGGATTTAATTTTTTGTACCTCATTTTCCAATTCGGATTCAGTTAAAGAAACAATTTTTGTAAATGTTTCTTTTTGTTCCTCATTTAAAAAATCAGTAAATTTAGTATTAAAGTTACCCACCAATACCGTGTTTAGTAAAGTGTGGTTTTCAAATTGAACAATTGGTTCTTCTTCTTTCTTAATAGATTTTTTTGTTGTTAGAAATTTAATAAAATTTTCTCTATTTTCAATTTTTTTAGAGATATTATGTATGTTATTCTCCTCAGATAAAATATCCAAACACACATATAAATCATTATGTTCGGCTACAACATCTTTTAATAATTTATTGAAGTTATTACAATCACTTGAAATTGATTTCATTCTATCAATTAATTGTGGTTCTAAAGTCTCAACATACAATTTTGCATTATCTTTATTGGAAATAAACATGTTTTCCATTTCTTCGTAGAAATGGTGCATCTCAACCAAATTCTTATTTGATTTTAATTTATTGATTAATTCTTTTAGTTCAGTTTTATTTCCTGAATTATAAGACTCGGTTAACTTAGTTAACAATTTTGATTTTATTTCACCGAAGTTTGTCATTTTATTTATTGATTTAATATGTCTTTTAATTTATTTTCTATTTCATAAATATTCTGTTGTGCTTTATCATAATCAAATAAATCATTTAATTTATTATTATCACCCAATAAACTTAGAATATTATCTTTTTTTGTTTCATTTTCACTCAATGGAGCTTCTCCACCAGAAGGTGGTGGTGGTGCTCCACCCATATCAGAACTCATTGCTCCTCCTTCAGGTGGTGTTCCACCCAACTGTCTTTCTGATTCGGGTACACCATATTTAGAATCTACGTCATCAAATACACCTGAGCGTTTAATAACATTCTGTGTGTTGGTTAATTCAAAACCAATTGCTCTCTCAAGTCTTTGTTGTTGTAAATCCAACATAACTTCAGAATCACTAAATCCAAGAATATTTTTCTTAGCCCACGTATGTGATACTGGAAGAATACCAACTTGAGATTGGTCTGATGTTGCATCTTTATATAGTTGAACTTTTTCTTTCCATTGCTCAATTCTTAATAAATCAGATTGTGCAGATGGATTTGTTAATGATAATGAAAAGTTACTTAACTCATCTTCTAATCCAAGAAGATAAAGATGAATTAATGCAATCTTATTTAACTCTTGTATTAAAGATTTTTGAATACGGTTAATTGTTCTAGCAAAACGAATATCCATTAATGCCAATGTTTTACCATCACCAACAACTTCTTCAAAACCTAAAAACGCTTTAGGTATTCTCAATGCTGCTAACATCTTCTTTTGGATATATTCAATATCCGCAATTTCCCCTAAGTTTTGTGCTCCGGGTAATGTTTCAATTGGACTTGTTTGAGCGGCATCACGAACAGGTATGAAAAAATCTTGGTCTACCGCCATTTGATTGTATCTCATATCCACTTGTCCATTCCTTGCATCAACTACTTGGTCTCTTTTAAATTTATTAGCAACACGTTGAACATATGCCTCAATATCTTTATCATCCATGTTACCAACAAAAACTTTAAATACACGTCTTTCAGGTGCTCTTGTGGTTCTATATATTAACATAGCATCTTCAGCAAGAAGTAATTGTTTCCAAATCCTTCTGATTTTATCTAACATTGATGTACCATATGGTAATTTTCTATCATCACCCAATAGTCTAAAATGGGCAATTTCCCAAGCTTGAAATTCAACATCTTTGTTTTTCCAATTAAATCTCAACTCTCTTGAAGGTAAATTCATTGCTGTTTGTTGACCTGGAGTTTTAGATTCTTTTCCTTCTAATCTTTCAATCTCAATATTAGGTAATTGTTGACAACCTATAATACCTCTTTCTGGGTCAATTTTTAAATAAACAAAATCATCACCATACTTACACATACCTCTTGTCCACATTTGTAGATTGGTATTTAAGTCTAATCTATTTTTAAATAAATCGGTAAGGATTTCCTTAATTCTTGTTGATTCGGAAAATATAGTGATAAGTTCACCTTTTTCGGATAGTGTTGTTGATTCTTCTGCGTAAATGTCAAGTGATGCCGATATTTCGGGAGTAAACTCCATAGACTCATAATCATAATAAGCTGACATTCTATTTGGTTCATAATAAACCGATTGGTTATAAAGTGATTGGTCTAATTTAGTCCATTTATCTGCAATATATTCCGATTGTTGCGCTTGTAATAACGCTTTTTCGTATTCTTCTTTACTGTTTGTTTTTAGTATCTCATCCTTGTTAAAATTATAAGATGGGGCTTCCTCTGGCTTTGTTTTACCGGGATACCCAAACATATGTGTGAGTCTTTGAAATACTGTTTTATTATCTGTTGCCATGTATATAAATAGTTTTGATTTAGAATATAAGTATTTTATTCATCATAATAAAGGTTTATCTCTTTTTACCAAATAACCATGCATACTCTTTATATTGTTCTTTTGAACTCCCATTTTGTTGTGGAAACGCAGGATGGTTATCCATACCCATAGAACCAATTTGGTCAAATGCTGTACCATAAGAATAAAAAGACTTATTTGGTTCATATGTTCTTTCGGTAACAGTCCACGATTCTAACATCGCTTTATTTGACGCTTCACTTCTTTGTAATTGATTAAAACACATATCTCCAGCATAAAGTGCCATTGATAAACTCATTATTGAGTCATCATGTGCTCCCTTCATGTGGTCAGGTCTACCATTCATGTAAACAAAGGTGTTTAATTCATTTAATAAACGACTTGACCTAACTAAGAAACCTTTTCTAAGTTGTTCCTCAAATGCTGCAACAATTTGTGTTCTTTTATTATTAAAATTCAAACCAGGAATTTTCTCCATGGCTTTTGAATTATATTCCCATATATTTTTAGTATTAACCCCGTCAATATAAAGGTTCTTATAATTTAATTCTTGTAACTTCCTTGATGTTGCAACACCCATACCTCCGGTAATATCAATTACAATAAATGCATCATATAATATACCCCATTTATATGCAACTGACGCTAAATCATCAGGTGGTATTTTACCGATATATTCAGCAACCTGTTCTCTATCGTCAAAGTCAACTACATTAATTGAAGAAAAATCCTCACTATCTCCTCTACTTACATCCACACCCATAATATATCTGTGACCTTGAATAGGTTCTTTCCAATGCCAGAATGTACCTTGCATGTATTTTTCCTTTGGTACTCGAATCATATTCTTTGCAATATTTTCCTGTATTTCACCTGGAATAACACCATCTCCTGAACCTAAAAAGTCACACTCTAATTCTTGTGCTATTTTTCTTCTATCGTATTTGAATTTTTTAGACATAGATTCAAACCATGACGAATAGGGTTTATAACCTAGTTCATGTAACTCTTGGTATTTTTCAATGTCGAAGTCATAAAGAACAACATCATCATCGATATACTGTTCTCTATTTAACATGTAATGAACGATATCACTACACTTAACCCATTTTAGGTCTTTAGTATAACGAGGGTCTTTAAACCATCTTAAATCGGTTATATGAAAATCATTTATACCTCGAATTGCTTGGTCATATACACCATAATAAATTGGGTCATAACCGTTAGGTGTTGAGATAAGAATAATCTTACCACCCGTTGATAGGGACGCCATAGATGCTGCCCAAAAATCATCACCAGCTTCAATATATGCGGCCTCGTCAAATATTAGAATAGTTGGTGTATAACCACGTAACGCATCCGCAGATGTTGCTACGGCTTTTACCTCACATCCATTATTTAATCTAAATCTACTTTCTGAGTTTTTATCGGGTGAGAACCCAACATTAATCCATTCCGGCCATTGGTCTATGAAATGTCTAACTTTGTTAGCCATCTCAATTGCTGTATCTCTTTTGTTTGCAATAATAAGAACCCTTTCTGGATTTTCAGGTTTTGCTAATTGTAATATTTTAGAAACCCACGCCGCAGTTACCGTTGTTACACCAGCCTGTCTATATTTTCTTGTAATATTCTCATTGTAATTCTCATAGTCTTCTAATAGTTGAATTTGGTCAGGAAACAATTCCAATGGAACATATTTTTTTTGTGTATTATCGAAAGTCTGCAGATATGTTTTTAAAGCGTATGGGGTATCTTTCATGATACGAGCATACTCTTTTAATTGTTCTATTTTACTATTCATATATATAAATACAAAAAAAGGGGGTAAAAACCCCCTTTTAAATATTATCGATTATCGTCATCATCGTCATCCGATAAACTAATACCTAAATCACCTAAAAGATTTCTCATATCATCATCAGTAAAATCATCCGCAACATCATCTAAATCATCATTAAATGCTGCCATCGCAGTTTGGTAATCTTGGTCTCTAAGTAATTGTTCAATTCCTAACATTAACTCATTCATTAATCTTTTACCATTTTCAGAACCTGAAACAACCTCCTTTGCGAATACCAATAAATTTTTTGCTGGTAATTTGAATATTGTCATTAGTAATCTATTCTGTAGATGCATCTTATTTACATCAGTTAGGATATCTTCAGGAAATTGTTTTCTCATTCTTTCCCATATTGCTGGTCCTAATCTCAAATCCCATACTTCTTTTTCTAAAGTATCTTCTGATTGTTGTACCGCATTAAAAGTTTCTAAATCATCTGGGTCACCGGCGTATGAAATCAATTCCATTACCGCTTTAACCAATTCATGGACAAGTGCGGGAAAATTAACAGCTTCTACTGTTATTTTAGGAGGGTTGGAATTTCTATCCACTTTTTGTTTACCAGCCATACTTGACCCACCTTCTCCGCCTCCACCCATCATCATTTTCATTTGTTCGTCACTTAATTGCCAATAAAGTGTATCGTTAATTGACATTAAAATACCATATTGGTTTATTAAGTTTTCAGAACCAGTAATTTCCTCAATTTTATCAGGAACATAATGATACATAAAGTGACCCTTTTTTGATGCACCTTGTATCATACTATTAATAAATCTTCTTTTCGCTTTTTCTAAATCAAGTTTTTCCAAATCATCCATTAAATCCTCCTCGACCTCGATATTTACTTCTGGAGCATTTTCTTGTTGACCTTGTTCTCTATTGAAATCACTTGAATCAATTTCACCTGTATTAACAATTTTAACATCAAATTGTAACTTATTTACTTTTTTTCTATTTGTGTCAGTTGTTTGATATGTATATGCCATATATACACCACCACTAAATTCAATACCAGCACCTTCTTCAATTTCCTTCGGTGTAAACACATTCAGTTCTTTTACAACTAAATCAACTGATAATTTTTCTAATTCTCCTCTATGCGCTCTTTCGGTTTGTATAATTTGATTATGTGCAGTCATCATCATTTGAGCTAACGGCATTATATCATTAACAGTCCTAAGAGGTGTATTAATACCTGTATATTGTCTTAGGTTATTAATTACTTGTTTGTATCTTTCAGACGCTAAAAGTTCTTGGAAATTTTTATTGGGTTCATCACCTGTTTTAGGAAATGGAATTTTTTTCAATGGAGTATCTCCTTGAGCTAGTTTATTTTGTATACCTTGGTCAGGTCTATCTTCCGTATCGAAATCCATTGCCATCTCTTCTAAATTTTCTTTAATTAAAGATAACAAATTTTTTTTACTAAATTCCATTTTTAATTCTTTTTTTTTCAGCTAATGCTTTTGGAGCATGATTAGGTCCTGGTTTAGGACTAAATGGGTCATCAGTTTTAGGTTTTTCTGTTGGTCTCTCTCTAACAGGTCTTTCTCTAACCGGTGTTTCAGTTTCTCTTTCCTTTTCTTTCTCTTTGGTTGAGGATGAGATGATTGAATCATATGTCATAAATTCGGGAACACCGTTGTGTCCAATTTTAGCTTTACCTGGCATTGGATTTGATGTTGTCATTACCTTTTCATTAATAATACCCATAATATCTTTTTTAGATGTGAATTTTGTAAATTTACTTTCCGCCAAAGATAACACCCATTCTGATAATTCCGTATTTTCTTTTTTTCCTTTTATGTTTTTTGTTTTCTTTCCATGTTTTTTATCTTTACATGAACATTCTTTCATTCCACAAATAGGACAAACATCTTCTTTACCTTCGTAAGTTTCAATAGTTTTACCTTGTTTTTTTGCGTTTGCGATATCCACGGATGCAGTTGGACTACCAGCTTTAACCATAACACTTTCATTAAATAGTGTTTTACATAAGGTTTTAAGTTCGTTATCACTCATCATAATGATGGTACTTCTATTAAACCCCTCTGATAATAATTTTCTTACAAATTCTTTTCTTGTTGTCATGATATTTTAAATTTTAAATCTTGTTTTTCTAATTTTAAATCTCTCGATTTTAGTTTATCTATTACTTTTTCGTATGATTCACCAAAACGGAAAAATAATCTATCATCCTCCATATCGAAGTTTGATTTCTCCCAAGCCATGGCAATTATACCATCCACAGCATCAATAACACCGAAATAGTCAGAATTTTGTATTAATTCAAAAACTACATCGGTGTCACGTAAAAGACCAACTTGGTCTATATATTTCACATCCGGAGATTTAGGACTTACTGTTGATGAGGCTGGTATATCAAACCATTCTTCCATGTCAATTTCCGCACTATCACTAAAGATAAATTCGTACTGTTTTTGACCTTTGTAATCGGAACCAATCTCATTAACATATATTAAACGCATTTTACTTGAAATATTTTCCTAAAGTTTCAGAAATACTTTTGTTAATTTCACTTTTAATTTCGTCCAAATCTAATTCTTTTATTTCTTCCTCATTTGAAGTACCTAAATCAGCGTATTTTGATAAATCAACTTCATCTTGTACTGCCGGCATATTTAAGAATTCTTGTAATTTATCCATTGTTTCACCCAATTCTTCATCACCTGTAGGTTCTGATGGTGCGGCTTCATCATCTACTGGAACATCAGATGTATCAACATCGGAATCAGCATCTTCTTCGACATCTCTATCAAATTTCTTACCTATTTCTTCAATATCTTCATCTTCAAGTTTATTCAAATCAACAGCTGAAATAATCATGTTAAGTACGTATTTTATATCGTCACTTTCCATTTTAGATTTTTGGTCTCTTAATTCTTGACCTAATTTACCTGAGAATTTTTGAACCTCAGCCATATAATCTGAAGGTTTTGCTTCTCCACCTATTTCATCTGAAGGTGGCA